GGCACTCGCCAGCCTGGAATTGTTCGACGGTATCGAGACCATGAAGGGCAAACTGCGCGAGACCGCTGAGAAAATGCGACACCTGTGGGTCAACTGAACCACCCAGGCCGCCCCGCGTGGGCGGCCGTAGCAGGAGAAAGAAGATCATGAAGCCAGTCCTACTCACCGAAGCCATCGCCTGGGCCAGAGCGCAGAAGGTGGTGCTGCCAGTCGAGTATTACGGCCTGCTCCAGGGCCGGGCGCGCGCGGCCGCCTTCTCGGTGTCCGGCGTGGCCGTGCTCGATCAGATCGAGGCAGTCAAGCGCAGCCTCGAACATAGCCTGGCCAGCGGCGAGTCGTTAGGCAAGTGGAAGGCGAAGGTGGCGGCGGGCGAGATTCCACTTGGCCTGCCGGCGCACCGCATCGAGACCATCTTCCGCACCAACATCCAGGGCTGGTACGCCGCCGGGCGCTGCCGCGCCATCCAGGCCGCCAAGGCCATCCGCCCCTACCTCATGTACTCCGCCGTCAACGACAGCCGCACCCGCCCGGCCCATGCCGCCATGCACGGGTTCATCGCGCCGGTGGACGACCCCATCTGGCGCACCTGGACCCCGCCTGCTGGCTTCAACTGTCGCTGCACCGTCATTGGCTTGTCCGAGGCCCAGGCCAAGCGGCGCGGCTTCAAGCCCTTCCCCGGCAAGACCCCCGACCCCGGCTGGGACTACTCCCCCTGCCACGACGGCCCGGAGGAGGGCGTCTCCCGCGCCATCGAAGAGCGCAAGGGGCAATGCCGTGGCGGACTGGCCGGGCGGGAGCCGGGGTGGTGCGTGCATCCGGCGTTGCGCGAGGCGCTGGATGCCTACCGCGACACCCTCAAGCGCTGGGACGACCGCAACCGCCTGCTGCGCGAGGTCATGGGCAACAAGGCCTTCACGCGCCACGCCAAGGCCGTGGAAAACGCCACCCTGGCGCACAACATCACCCTGGAACAAGGCGTCATCCTGCGCGCCTACACCGACCGCGAGCACCACTTCGGCATCGATGATGACATCGTGCCGCTCTATGTTGCCATGAACACCCTTGGGCGGCTCATGGTCCATCTGGACGAACCGCTGCCGTTCCCCGAGGGCCAGCTCTACAAGATCGGCGTCATGACCCTGCTCATGGACGAAGCCCTCTCGGCGCTGCCGCCCGTGCCCGGCACCTACTGGCGTGGCGTGTCGCTGTCCGGCATGCCAGACCCGCTCAGCCAGCGCTGGCGGGATGCTCACCGCAAGGGCCGGGTGGTGCGGTACAACGGCTATACTTCCGTGATGGGCGTCGAGGGAGAGCAGTACCCAGGCGAGTGGCAGATCGAGATGCACCTGGAGAGCGTGCGGGACATCAGCGCATTTTCGGTTAAAGATGAGCCGGAACTGGTGCTGCCGAGGGGTGTGCAACTGGAATACCGTGGTATTCAGGACGGGTATCGAATCATGTATGAGCAAAAAGACCCAAAATCCGTGAAGAAGAACAGGAATTTTGCCGCAGACGAGGAAGAGATCGCCGCGCTCATCCGTGGCGGCTACACCCGCGAACGCGCCATCGAGATCCTCCATGAGATGAAGGAGACCCGCGAGCGCTGGGCGCGCGAGCGCGGCCAACCGATCAGCGAAAAGCGCCGTCAGTGGATGAAAGACATGTACGAGCGCATGCAGGCCGAGGCCACGGCGGGGCTGACGAAATGACCACCCACCTCCACCTCCCCGTTCATGCCATCACCGGCGTGCGGCTGGTCTGCAGGAAGTGTGGCGCGTCGGTCTCCATCCCCCTGGGAGCGGTCAACGCCCCGGCCAAGTGTTTCAACTGCCACACACCGCTTCCCGGCCCGGAGATCGTCCGCGACGTCGCCGCCGGCCTGAAATGGCTGCAAGATGCAGCCACCGACAACAACGTCACCTTCGACGCCGCCCTCGAGGGCGAGCTGGAAACCCACCTCCACCCCTGATTTCTCCCCGCTCCCGAGATCAGTGCGCCCTTGGGCCACTCTCCCGGCCGAGGCTGGCCCCTCTTGACAGCCCGTCCACGCGCCGCCTTGGGGGTGCAATATTGCACCATTACGCCATCGGCCAGCACCCGCTAGGCTCGCGGCCATGAACAGCAAAATCAACCTCCTGCGCTGCCTGGCGCACAGCCCGCTGGAACTGAAGGTCAACCCGCAAGGCGAAGGCGACGCCCGCGCCCGCGTGGCCGGCGTCATCAACGGCGGTGGCGCCATCAAGGACTTCATCCGCCCCTTCGTGCTCGACATGGCCAGCATCAAGGTGGCCGACAACCTTCCCATCCTGTATCAGCACGATCACCGCAAGGTCATCGGCAAGGCCGAGGTGGTGCGCAATGACGGCCGCTCCCTTCGCCTGGACGACGGCTACCTGCTCGACGACATCGACGACACCGCCGCCGAGATCCGCGCCAAGATGGAAGCCGGCATCGCCTACCAGATGAGCCCCGGCATCTATGACTTCAATGTCGAGCGTGTGGAGGCGGGCAACCAGGTCGACGTCAACGGCCGCACCTTCCACGGCCCCATCAGCATCTACCGCAACGGCATCGTGCGCGAGGTCTCCATCGTGATCCTTGGCGCCGATGCCGACACCTCCGCCGTCCTGCTCTCGCTCGATGGCGAATCCCAGCCACCCAACCCACCGGAGGGCGACATGCCTGACAACACCCAAGCAATGGAGCGGCTTCAGGCCGAAGTCGCCAAACTCAAACAGCAACTCGAAGCCGCCAACCAGGAACGCGACCAGCTCAAGCAGCAGCTCGAGGCGCAGATGCAGTCCGCCCGCCTTGCCGCCGTGCGCGATCTGTTCGACACGCTGAAACGCGAATTCTCCGAAGACGCCGCAAAACCCTACCTGGCGCTTTCCGACGAGCAATTCGAGGCCCTGCGCAAGGACATGTTGGCCCTGGCGGCCCCGTCCAAGCCCAACGCGGCTGATCTGCCTCCCGCGCTGTTCACCGAAACGGTCACCGACGGCGGCAACGGCGCCGGACAGAAGCTCTCTCTGGCCGAACTGGCCCGCAAACAGTATGGAGGTAACGCCTGATGGCCACCTACACCCTTGGCACGCGCGAATCCGAGTTCCTGCACTACGAGCTCGAACCCCAGTACACCCGTGAACAGGTGTTCATCGCCGCCGGGCAGAACCTGCCTGCCGGTGCCGTGGTGGGCAAGGTTACTGCAAGCGGCGAATACGCCGCCTATGACAATGCCGCAGCCAATGGCACCGAATCCGCCGCCGGCGTCCTGCTGGCCGACGTGGACGCCACCAATGGCGTCACCGAGGGCGTCATTCTCGCCCGCGGCCCAGCTGTGGTGCTCAATCGCGCCCTCGACTGGAACGGCCAGACCGGCACTGCCGTCGCCGATGGGCAGAACGATCTCGCCGCACTCGGCATCCTGGTTCGCTAAGAGGAAAACGACATGGCTTTGCTCAACCCCTTCAACAACAACCTGTTTACCGCCGCCGAGCTGACCGACGCCATCAATGCCATCCCCAACCAGTACGGGCGTCTTGGCGAGATGGGCCTGTTCAACGTGCGCGGCGTGCCCACCGACACCGTGACCGTCGAAGAGCGTGGCGGCGTCCTGCGGCTGCTGCCCTCCAAGGAGCGCGGCGCGCCCGCTTCCACCATGGAGAAGGGCACCCGCATCCGGCGCACCTTCAACATCCCCCACATTCCGCTGGAGGATCACATCTCGCCCAACGACGTGCGCAATCTCATGGCCTTCGGCTCCGCCGACAGCCTGGAACCACTGATGCGCTTCGTCAACGACCGGCTCTCCGACCTGCGCGCCTCCCACGAGCAGACCCTGGAATGGCTGCGCCTGGGCGCGCTCAAGGGCCAGATCATCGACGGCGACGGCGCCACCGTGCTCTACGACCTTTATGCCGAGTTCGGCATCACCGAGAAAACGGTGGACCTGCAGCTCGGCGCCGCCACCACCGACGTCAAGGCCAAGTGCGCCGAAATCACCCGGCACATCCGCAAGAACCTGCTGGGCGAGCGCATGACCGGCGTGCGCTGCTTCGTGTCGCCTGACCTGTTCGACGCCCTGGTCAACCACCCCAGCGTCAAGGAGATATGGGATCGTTGGCAAGCCGACCGCCCAGGACGCGAAGAGATCGACACCTTCCGCTTCATGGGCATCACCTTCGAAGTCTACGACGCCGAGGTGACCGCACTCGACGGCACCGCCGTGCAATTCTTCGGCGCCGCCGAGGGACGCGCCTTCCCGGAAGGCACCGCCGCCACCTTCCGCAACTACGCGGCACCGGCCGACTTCAACGAGACGGTCAACACCCTGGGCCAGCTCTACTACGCCAAGATCAAGGAGGGCGATTTCGGCCGCGGCTGGGACATCCACACCCAGTCCAACCCCCTGCCGCTGTGCCTGCGGCCGGCCACCCTGGTCAAGGTCATCACCACCTGATAGGGGATTGCCATGCACATCAAACTGACGCGTGACTATCCCATCCGTGGTGAGCGCCGCCGCAAGGGCGAGGTGGTGGAAGTGATCGATGCCTCCGCTGCTTGGCTGATCGGCCAGGGTATCGCGATCGATGCCGCCGGCGGGTCCGAAACGGACAACAGCGGGTCCGAAACGGACAACCGCCAGGCGCAGATCGAAGCCGCCATCCGCGACCTGCTCGAGTCCGACCCCGAGCGCACTGACGAGGAAGTCTGGACCAAGGCCGGGAAGCCGGACGTGAAGGCTCTGGAGTTGCTGCTGGGCCTCGACATCAGCGCCGCCGAGCGTGATGCGGCTTGGGAGTCGGTGGCATAAGTGGGCCACTACACCGACAAGGCGCGCATCATCAAAACCCTCGGCCGCGGCGAGGAGGAGCTGGTTCAGCTGACCGACAAAATCGGCGTCAACACGGTCGATAACGCAGAGGTTGACGATGCCATCGCCAAAGCCGAGGGTGCCATCGACCATGCGCTGGCGGCCGCTGGCTACGCCACCCCAGTGGCGACGCCGGACGAGCGGCTCCGCACCTGCGCCACCGACCTGGCCGTCTGCCGCCTCCATAGCCACGAGGTGCCGCCGCTCTACCGCGCGCGTTGCGAGGAGGCGCACGACTGGCTGAAACGCGTCGAGAGCGGCAAGGTCACTGTGCCTGGCGCGGTCAGGCTGGACCAGGGGGGCACGGGCCGTGTCGCCGCCGGCAGGCGTACTCTCGTCTTCACCGGCGATTATTTCGCCCGCATGCCGGGAGGGCTGGACTCATGAGCGGCGTCAGCGTCACCCTCGACGACCGTGAAGTACAACGCCTGCTTAACCGGCTGCGCGCGCGCGTGGACGACATGACCCCGGTCATGGACATGATCGGCAGCGCCCTGGCGGACAACATCCGTCTGACCTTCCACGACGGCTGCGACCCCTGGGGCCGCCCGTGGGCGCCGCTGTCGCCGGCAACCCTGGCCAAGCGCCGCAAGGGCAATGGCAGTGGAGAGGACCGGCCCCTGCGCGATACCGACCGGCTGATGAACAACATCATCCACCACGCCACGCGCAACAGCGTCACCGTCGGCACAAACGTCGAATACGCCGCCACCCACCAGTACGGCGCGCGCAAGGGCCAGTACGGCCGCACCAAGCGTGGCGGGCCGATCCCCTGGGGCGATGTCCCGGCGCGCCCGTTTATGCCGATCAAAGGCGGCAACGCAGACCTTCCGGCGCAGTGGCGGGATGACATTATTCAACCTCTGATACGGTTTCTTACGGCATGAGCAGTGACAACAGCCTGGAACGACTGGCGCGGATCGAAACGCAAATGGACGTCCTGTCCAAGGAAATGCGACTGATGCGCCAACTGATCGAACGCATGGTCAGCGTCGAAGAGCGCCAGACCAGCCATGACCAGGCCATGCAACGCATGGGTCGGCGGCTCGATGAGATCGAGGACTCGATCAAGGAGATCGAGCAGCGGCTGTCGCGCAACAGCTGGGCCGTCGGCGCCATCGAGCGGGTCTGGTGGATCATGGTGAGTGCCGCGGTCGGCATGGTGGCCTACATCGTCCGCGCGGGAGGATTCTGATGCTCGACCTCGAACCCCTCATCAAGGATCGCCTGCAAGACCGCGTGACGGACCTGCGCGGGGTGCATTCTGCGGTCGGTCTCAACGAGCAGCAGGCGGCCGGCAAGCCCACGCCCTGCGTCTTTGTGCACCCCTACGGCTACCGCGTCGCGCAAGTGACCGGCCAGGCAAGCGGCGCTCGGCTCACGCATACCTGGCTGGTGGTCGTGGCCGTGCGCAACGTGGCCGAGATCCTCAGCGGCGCGGCGGCCCGTGGCGAGGCGGACGACCTCATCCGGCAGGTCTTCGGCGCACTCACCGGCTGGCAGCCCCGCCCGGGTTGCGGCCCGTTGACGCCGGTCACCCCGCCGAATGCCCTCTACGAGAGCGGACTGCTGCTCTATCCGCTCGCCTTCGAGAGCGCCCATGTCATCAAGGGAGATCCCTCATGAACACCACGGAAACCGTCACTGTGCGGCTGCTCAAGCCGCACACCCACGCCGGAGCCGACTACCCGGCGGGCGAAATCCTCGAGGTTCCCCGCCACGTCGCCATCTGGCTGGGCGAGCAACAGATCGCCGAGGCTGCGCCAGCGCCTCGGACCCGTCAACCGAAGAAAACCCAGAAGGAGGGCTGATCCATGGCCTACATGAGCTTCCAGGGGCGCGTCTACCTCGGCGCCCGCGACACCAATGGCCAGCCGGTGGACCTGACCAGCGTCGGCAACGTCGCCACGCTCACCCTCAACCCCAAGCGCGAGAGCCTCAAGCACCACGAGACCCAGACCGGTGAGCGCGCCCTCGACCTGACGCTCACCCGCACCCGCGAGGTCAGCTTCAACCTCAAGCTCGAAGAGTTCCTCGTTGACAACCTGGCCCTAGGCCTTTACAGCCAAGCGGTCTCGGTCGCCGCCGGCAGCGTCAGTGGCGAACAGGTCGGTCCCAACGCGCCGATCCTGGGGGCGCGCTACGCCCTGGCCCACACCCAGGTGGACAGCCTGGTGCTCACCGACAGCGCCGGCAACACCCTGACCCGTGACCAGCATTATCAGGCCAGCGATGCCCATGGCGGCATCACCTACCTGGACCTGACCGGGATGACCCCGCCCATTCAGGCGGCCTACAATTATGCCGCGCGGCAGGATCTTGGCATCTTCACCGCGCCCGCGCCGGAGCGCTGGTTGCGCTTCGAAGGCGTCAACACCGCCGACGACAACCGCCCGGTGGTGGTCGAACTCTACCGCGCCGTCTTCGAGCCGGTGGGCGCGCTGGACCTGATCAACAACGAACTGGGCGAACTGGACCTGTCCGGCGAACTGCTGGCCGACCCCACCAAGACGCCCAGCGACCCCCTGGGCCGATTCGGCAACCTGCGAGGCGCGTAAATGCCCAAGGCCGTCCGTGTCTACCGTGGCGACACCTGGTCACGCGCCTGGGAGCTGCGCGACCGTGGCGGCGCGCCCATCGACTTGACCGGCGCGCTCGCCCGCCTGCACCTGCGCGACAGCAGCGGCGCGCTGGTCGTCTCGGGCGACACCGGCGATGGGCGGATCGTCATCACGCCCGCCGACGGGCGGATCGACATGACCATCCCCTATACCGCCATGGATCTGGCCCCCGGCGCCTACCGATTCGACCTCGAAGTGACCCATGCCGACGGCACGCGTTACACCTACGAGCAAGGCGTGCTCGCCGTCCTGGAGGACATGACCCATGACTGAGGTGATCCGGGTCATCGTCCACGAACCGGTCAACGTGGTGACCACGCGGGACATCCCCGGCCCACGCGGCGACCCCGGCCCCCCGGGGCCGCCGGTGACCCTCTCGCCGGACCCGGCCAACCTGGCCGCGTTCGACACCCACAACCGGCTCATCGTTTTGCAACCCGAGGGCGTCGTGCTCTCCACAACCCATTGGTGACTCATGGCAACGCTCAAGATTTACAAAGAAACCGCGCTCCCGGCCGTACTCGAACCCCATGCCGTCTACCTGGTGGCCCCGGCCGGGTCCAGCTACGTCGAAATGTACGTGACCAACGCCGACGCCAGCCAGGCCCGGCGGATCATCGACGAGGCCGACATCCAGGCCATGATCGACGCCGCCGTGGCCGGCATCACCGGTGGCCTGACCATCGTGGCGACCCTCGCCGACCGGGACGCGCTGACCACCCAGCCCGGCATGTATGTCCTGGTGCGCGACGCCAGCGCCGACCCGACCGTGACCAGCGGCGCCGCCAGCTACGCCTGGGACAACGCCAACACCACCTGGGTCAAACTCACCGAATACGAGTCGCTGGACCTGACTCTCGACTGGGCCAGCCTCACCGGCAAGCCCGCCAGCACCCCGGCCGCTATCGACGCCGCTGTGGGCCAGAGCCATACCCACGCCAACGCCACCGAGCTGGCGGCCATCGGTCAGGACGCCAATGGTGACCTCACCTACAACGGCGCGCTGCCGCACACCGGTTGGGACAGCACGGGGTGGTAAGGCATGGCCACGCTCAAAATCCACAAGGTCGTCAGCCTGCTGCCCAACCCGCTCGAGCCCAATGCCATCTACGCGGTGCGCTCAGGCCAAGGATTCGACCTCTACATCAGCGACGCCACCGGCAGCGTGGCGCACAAGATCAACAGCAGCGGCGGGGGAGGATGGGACTTCGTCAGCGCTGAAGTGCCGCTGGCCTACGGCACCGTCATCAAGGCGGCGCACGGACTCGGCGCCACTCCCAGCGACTGGATGGTCGCCATCCGCTGCAAGGTGGCAGACCGCGATTACTCGCCGGGTGATGAAATTCAGGTCAACCAGTTCTACGACACGTCGCAAACCTCGCCCATCACGCCATGGGCCGATGCGCTGGAGGTTGGGTTCTCGTTGCCAGGCAGTGGCAACGGCGGCGGGTTCTACATCAACAACAAGAACAACACTAGCAACAGCAAAAAGGGCCTGATCGACATCACCAAATGGGTGGCCGTCTTCAGGGCCAGGGCATAAGAGGACAAACTAATGACCGAACAACATCACGTTGACCCCACTACCATCACCCCGGTCAGAGTGGGCGACCTGCCTGCATTCCTGGCCGCCATCGAACCGGTCACGCGCGAACTTGCCGAGGGCGACCTCATGGCCGCGCTCACTCGCAACGCCGAGCAGGTCATACAGGCCACCGCCATCGGCGCCGGCGTGGACCGCGAATGGCTGAATGCCCAGTCGCTAGACGTGTTGCTCGAGTTGGCCACCGCCGTGATCGAGGTCAACGCCGATTTTTTCGTCCAACGTCTGCTGCCGGCGATCGAGGCAGCAGTGACCCGGCTGAACACCGCGCTGGCGGAGACTGGTGGCGCGAATGGATCGTCGAACTCACCGGCGCCGGATTCGGCTATCGGGACGTGATGGCCATGCCGTGGACCGAGGCACGCGCGTACCTGTCGGTGGTCGAACGCTACCGCGGCCGCCGCCTGCTGGAGACCGCGGTGGCCATGCGCGCGGCTCAGAGCGACGAGGCGGGATGGGAAAAATGGTGTCGCCTGCTGGAAGAGTGATGGATCAACTGCTCCAGATGCCCAGCAGCACACCTAACAGCACCCCCAAGGAGCTACCGGCGATCCACAGCAAAAGCAGCGCCAGCGGTACCCATGGCGAGTCTGGCGCCGTGCCGGAGAAGGCCAGCACCAACCAAAGGACAAGCCCCCAGCCCGCCCAGGAACTGATGCGTTGTATCCAGTACTTCATGGGAAACAACTATGGCATCTGATCCAAAAATCGCAATACGCCTCGAAGCGGTCACC